ACCAGTGGTAGTCGAACCAGTCGAGGTGCTTTGAACAGCATTCAAGAACACGTTAGAGCCCAGATCAGCTTGGACAATAGAGCCAGCAGATTGAACTTGGAACACTGCACGGTCGTCGTCAATCACGTAGGCAGTAATCAATGTGCCAGTAGGTGCCACAGTGTTAGCTGGGTAGTACTGTGCATAGATCACTTGGCCTTGTGCGTTCACATACGAACAGCCAACAAACACACCGATACAACCAGTGTTAGTCGTACCAGTGGGGAAACCATTGGTAGTTGCATCAGCACCAGTCGAGGTAGCGATTTGCAGGTAGCCGGAGGCGTTCACATACACGAGCGAACCATTGAAGATGTTCGTGTTGTAACCGGCAGGGTTAATTTGAAATTGTCGGGTGCTACCAGAGTAAGGTAGACCACCCAACTCGTTTACGGCACGGAAGCCGTAGGGAGTTGCAGTAGATGCCATTTAGGGCTCCTATTTATTTTGAACCAGAACCAAATCCTTGTCCGCGACTGGTCGATGACTTGCGGTCAGAGAACAGAGGCATTCGAGGGTCATTGTTTCGCATGAAGTGGTTGTCCACTGAATCCATCTGAGTTTGCGCCTGCGCGTTGTAGTAGTCGTCACGGGCACGCATCTTTTCGATTGGGCACTTGCAGAGCATGAGCCCACCAATTTCGACGTTGCCTGTAGCGTTATTACCGTACAGTTGCAATTCAGGATGGTCCGCTGCTTTTACCGGCTCCCAGCCCTCACGCATCTTGGTAGATACGTTACGGGTCTCGGCTTGTCCCAAGACATGTGTTGCTACCCAGCGGTAGCCATATCCCGGTTCAGGTGTCGGATCAGGCAACGATGTCGGCGGTACGTATACAGCACGAGCAGATTTGTCGCGTGACACTAAGTCACGATTTGTACGATTTTCAGCCATTTCAGTTCTCCAGTTTTGCTACTTGTACAGCGTATTGCTGCGGGGTCAATCCAAGTTTTTTTGCCAGCGCCACTTGCGTGGTTGTCAATTTCACCTTACCAGCACTCGTAGAACGAGATGCAGATGCGACGACCGTTGTAGGTTTCCGGCGAACCTCAGTTGTCTGATTTTTGTCTTCGCTACCGAATAACTCCGGGAACTTGGACTTCATGCGACCATCAATTTGGTCGAAGTATTCACTTGAGCGGGGATCGACTCCACCGTTGACTAGTTTTTGATGCAGCCCTAATGCGTAGCTGGTAAATTCCTCGAACCCCGAGGAACCGAACCACTGGTTTTTTGCCTGCCAGCGCAGTGATTGTTGGTCCGGTTCAACTCGTTGGGGTTGTCGTGATTCCGTTTGTACAGGAACTTCCGTTTCCTGTAAAGGGGTAGGACGGAAATTTTTTGCAGCCTCCGAACGCATCTTTGCTTCGGTCATTGCCTCTTGGGCTGCAATGATGGCGTCAGTGTCAAACGACTCGTGTGCGTCCTTCAACTGACGGCGGGCACGATCAATGTCAGACTCGGCCTTCTCCCGGGCAGTTTGCGCAAAGGCTTCCTGTCCGTAGTTGACGCTCTTCTTCAGGTGATTGTTCTCGTTAATCAACTGCTGTGCAAGACGCTCCAGCTCCTGCTTCTCGCGGATTGTGGCTTCCTTTACACGACGTTCGTCGTGGCGGGCATGCGTCAATTCCTTGATGCGTTGCTGGACTTTGCCAGAATAGCTTTCGATTTCCTCGTCGGACGGGTCCAGCACTTCCTTGGTCAAAGGGGCGCGGCCACGATCACGTTCAGGTGTGTCGTCTACGACTTCAATCTCGACATCGTTCTCGCCTTCAATTTCAATTTCGACTTGCGGGTTCTTGTCTTCGATCTCGTCTGGAAACTTGTAGGGGTCCATTCTTGCTCCTTATGCGCGGGTCAAACCGCGTGGGTCTTGCACAACAGCATCAACTTGGTCGTCGTTGATGAGACGGAACTCTTTGCCGTAAATCTTAAAACGGGTGCCAGAGTAAGCACGTACCAGAATGAAGTCGCCTTCACTACACCATGGACCCGAAGGGAACTTGGCTTTGTCCTTGTACGCGTCAGGACCAACTTTCATGACGAACAACGTAGTTGTTGCATGTTCTTCCTGCTTCATGAATGCCCCGGCCTTGACGATCGAGGAAGAACATGCAACAACTACGTTGTT